TATCAAGTAAATAAAAAAGGGCCGAAAGGCCCTTTTTAATGTCCAAAATAAAGGGCCTTTCGGCCCTTTATTTTTATCTACCTGTACCGATGTTAGCACCATTTCTCACAATTAGGATTCTTGTGTAGATGAATTCCACTGCGTTTACTGGCTTGATTGCAACGTCAACATACATCTCTCTGTTGTCAATCGCGGTTGAGTCGTTGTTGGTCTTGTCGCAGATGGTAGCAAAGTCATATAGACCTCTACGACCGATCAAGGTTGACAAGAAGTTATCAACAGCAGCCTTAACATTTCTACGTGTGATGTCATCGTTTGGCTCCATTAGGAACGAATACAACGACTTTCTCAAACGACGCTTGATGTACTTAACCAAACGAGAGTTTGCAATTCTGTCTGTTGACTGCTCAACAGGAGAAGTTGTTCTCTGGCCTAGTACCGTGAAGCCTCTACCCGGAATGAAGGTAATTGGGTTGATGGATTTAGGGAACTCGTACAACTCGTCACGGGCACCGTTGTCCAACCATTCTGTTACGAAAGTGGTCGGGCCACCCAACGTACCAGTAACATAACCAATATCTTCTAGGTCGATTAGTAGACCACGTGTCGGGCCTGCCGGAGCAAACCACTCTTCTGCTACCATGTCGTTGTAAGCAAGAGTCTTCATACCTAGAGTACCGGATGTTGACAAAATGTTTGCACCGTCGATATTAGAAGTAATACCGTGTGAGTACCAATAAGCAATAGAATCGCTCGTGGCTCTTGCTGGGGTCAATGCCCACTCGGAGATACCATTAGGGCCGTTTGCTGGCTTGTTCATTGGGGTTTCACCAACAACGAACACTTCTTCAAACATATCCTGAGCTAGACGCAATAGTTCATCAGCAGTTTCGTGGTAACCCGGTGAGCCAACGATGTTGTACTCTAGGGCTTCGGAACGTGCGTTCGAATATGGGTCATTAATTGCGGCCTGCAAGGCTTTTACGATTGTCGCACGCTTTTCAGCGTCACTGAAACCGCCAAGATTTGTTAGGCTTCTGAATTCCTTGGTGTTGTCGAATGCAGCAGCGGCATCAATAAGCACGCCTTCCGCTTCATCTGGTGTGAATTCGTCAGTAACTTCTTCACCAGTAGTCCATTCGTCAATGATTGCATCAAGACCATCATAACCACCGGTTACAGTTGTCCATGACGCATTGTATACATCTAGTTCACCCGGAGCCACACCAGCAACCGGTGTATCGAAATAATCGAAGTAGCCGATGTACTTAAGTGCGGTGTCAGCAGTCAACTCGACAGCAGAAGTAACACCCGTTACCTTGGATGCAATTCTTAGTCTGTTCTGAACAAATGTTACGTCAACGTCAGTCACACCAATCTCGTCTGCAATGAAAGCTGCAAGTGAGTTGAAGGTGGTAATTGCTGTCTTGTCAAGAGTTACAGTGAATGCTTCTGTGCCGGTACCAGTGACTAGGTTACCACCGAAGGTCAATACTGCTGGTGCATTAGAGTTGAACGTTACAATGTCGGTGCCGCGTAGGCCCTTCTTGAACACAACATCCTGATGACCAACCCAAGCCTGCGTGTGATCCTGTAGGAACGCCACTTCGAACGCATCCTTACTGAATGTGTAAGACGCCAAAACGTCTTCCAATGCCACTCTTAGTAGGGACTTCATGGTAGAAGCGTCAACAGTTAGCTTGTAGTCTGTATCGTTAACTAGGAAACCGTTGGTCTGGTTGTAGTTTTCAAGCCATTCTGCTGCTAGCTCGTTTAGATACACTGCTGCGTCGTCAATCTTGTCTGTCCACATGGACTTAATGTCATCGAAATTATCATTCAAGTTGACATTAGCGCGGATTACGTAAATACGCTCATTGACTTCCAATAGCTTGAATACTGCGTCCAAACCATATTCATTACGGGCGTCGCCGTGATGTGGGTTTCCGTCAACGTCAGTATAGAACTTTGGTAAACCATATAGGGTTGCGGCCTGCTTTCTGGAAGTTACTACACGCAACTTTCCGTACTCGTAAGTACCTAGAGCAGGACTTACGCCATCCGGCTGTAGTTTTTCGTCAGCAGTAGCGATGAATACTAGCGGGATAGTAGCAGCATTTCCCGACACGAGAAAATCCTCGTGAAGTACTCTTACATCTACGCCCGGACTGATTAAAGTTGCCATGTGTTATGTCTCCTTAGACCTTAATTTGTTATAGTTATTTATATGTGGTGTCTTTTTTGTTATCAATTTGTCGGATCAGGGAAATCAAATGCGTCAAGAGATGCCAAGTCGAAATAAGGCACTCCACCAGTAGGGGATATGTTTCCCGCATCTGCGATATTGTTTAATCTCATTTTGATCTTAGCAACATAATTCTTGTTGACTACTACCGGCGGTGATAGGTAAAAAGGCACATTGAACGTTAATGTACTCTGGATGATTCTCGCATCCTGAGAAGATGGAAAGTTTTCATCTAACGAAATGTTATTAAGTTCAATGAATGAAAGTCGTTTCCAGTCAAGGTCACTATCTGATACCTGAATTTGTAGGGTAGGATCGAATAATGTTAGTATTTGCTCTAGAACTTGTAGGTGTTGATTTGTGTTCGACACCATAACATTAAGCTCAAATACGGCCATGTACGGAATCGGCATAAGGCGTTCAATGACCTTGATGTCATTAGGGAAAGAACCGCCCTGTTCGAACACGGTTCTACGCTCAACAGTGTTAACACCCTTTCTCAACTCCGGGGCCATCTGGATATCTCTCAAATATGCAGAGAAAGTCGGAACCCTGATCGGGACATTCGTGGTGTTCTCAGCTAGAATTGCATTAACAACCCTATCAGCACTTCCGTATCTGATAGGAATTTCAATTAAATTCGACTGTTTCACGTCATCATTTTCACCGATAGCAACTTGAACCCCAGAAAACACCGCCATGAACTGGACAATGTAATTGGATATTTGTTCGTCATACCAGTAGGTTTCTAAGGCCCGATTTGATGGATAATCTTTCATAATTTATTCTCTTATGGGGTGAAGGCTATTGCTTCAGGCGTGTAATCCACGCCAACCGGACGGGAGACGCCTACAGTGTAACGTAATTCATCTATATGCTTAGGTTGTGATAGATCATAGCCAGTGTATATACCGTATTTACCAATCCACAAGGTATGGCCGTTCGCAGTTCCTAGGTCTCTAGTGTCTACTATCGGGGTGGAAGTGACAGGATTGTATGCTTCCGCCGTCGTCAAGACACCTTCTTGGAAGGAAGTACATGCTATACCATCAACCCATGCACCCCACGTACCAGTAGCATCACGGGCAATTGAGCATGCGACCTGAGTACCACCTAGTGCCCCGAAATCATAACCGGGTGGAAGGAAGAATCTAATTGACTTGTTGTTAACACCGCGAGTGCCGTAGTAGAAGCGAAGATAGGTGGGTGCAACAAAAACTGCCCATTCGTAAGCCCAATAGTAAACGCCGTCTACAGTGGTTATGACAACATCTAGCGAACTTGGCCCTAGGTTACTCGTTAGGCGATGACGCCAGTCGAATTGGAATGCTCCGTCTCTCATGTCAAGTGACGTGTCAGTGATTAGATGGCTTATACCGGTGTCTGTGCTAAATGCGCCGGAAGCACCACCAAACACACTCTCTGCCGTGCTAATCGTTACACCCGCGTCAGGTATCATCGTTCTGTTATGAGAACTACTGTCGGTAAATGTGGTTGAACCATTAGCGCCATCGAAGTGCATCTGCAAGGCAACATTACCAAACGGTATACCATCACCACCCACACTAAACGATGTTGACGGTGTGATAGTAGGAGTTGGTGTCGGCGTAAGTGTCGGGGTTACTGATATTGTTGGTGTAGGTGTTGGTATTGGAGCATAGTACGGAAGCGCGGGTGGTGTGAACGCCGCCGTATAACGTGCAATACCACGAGTAACACGCAATGCACGTATGTGGCCTGTTACCGTAGTACCGGCACTACCGGGTATGTCGCCTAGGGCACCGCAAGCAAAACCGCCTAGAGTGTCGTCGGTGAGATATCCTATGGTACCGTCAATTACACCGTCGATAGCGAATCTATTAGTCGATGCTTCTCTCGACCACATGACGTGAATCAATGTGTTCAGTGGTAATATACTAGTGGATGACAACCGGTTAGCGCCGCCCGTATATAGACGCAACCGGCCAGCGGGATCAATATAGAACACGTGTGAACTTGGGCGGGAACCGTCACCTAATAACGGTAATGTCTCGAAGATACCGTGACCCGCACCTGTTGGGTATGCAGTCAAATATAACCACGCTTCAACTGTGAGGTCGCCAGTACCAAAAGCGGAACTTGGGTCTGGGTCAGCGTAGACATAATCTCCCACACCATCAAGTAGAATGGTGTTATACCCAAGGGAATTATCAATTTGAGCATTCCCGGCTGGGTGCCACACGCGACCAGTATCGTCTAGAATATCGTTACTACCGTCAGCACCTATAGCACTTAGCTGGGCTACAACATTCGCCCAATATGGGTCACCAGCAACAGATGGTGTCGGTGTTACAGTCGGCGTTACAGTCGGTGTTGGTGTCGGCGATGGTGGTACTGCAATTGCGCTGAACACGCGGACTTCACCATCCACCCAACCCGTGTTCCCGGTATGGAATGCTATATCCGTCCATGTGGCATTATCATTACTACCTTGGATCACGAAATCTTTAGGCGCTCTATCGGGTTCGTGAATGCTCATTGAGATTTCAAAAAGGGAGACTGGAGAAGTGAAATCGTAAGTGAACCAGTGTGGCATCGGCGACCCATTGGTATACCAGACGGACATGAATATGCCGTCTATTAATCGATGTGGTGTATTTGGGCCATATGACTCACTTGCTGATATTGCCAGAGGATCGGTCGCGATATTTGCACCGCCAGACGAATCCCTATACTCAACTTCAGCAATTGATAAATACGCGTCACCATTATTAGCGGTTATATATGTGCGCCAGTAGCGGAACCCAGCCGAGCCTGAAGAACTCTGTGTGACGGTAGGAGTCGGAGTTGCACTTACTTCCGGAGACAACGAAATTGTTGGTGTCGGCGTTGGTGTTACTGTAGGCGGCAAACCACTTGTACCTGTTGGTGTCGGTGTTACTGTTCTCGTAACAGTCGGCGTTGGGGTCGGAGATTTCGTGACCGTTGGCGTCGGTGTGACTGTCACACTTACGGTGATAGTCGGAGTTACAGTCGGCGTTGGGGTCGGTGTAGCCGGAATACTAGACGAGACCGATGGAGTCGGCGTCATAGTAGGCGTTACGCTTGGCGACGGTGTTGGTGTTGGAAGCGGTGTGGCATCTAAGATGTCATTTATTTCTTCAACAATTTCGCACACCTCACCATCAACAAATTCCATTGGGAGTGGTTCAGGCACAGAATCAGTTCCCAACTTCTGAGAAATCTGCAATGCAACCCAAGAAGTCTTGAATATGTCCATAGAATTCTTCTTCAATGTCATCGCAACATGCAAGACAGCAAAGAATATTCTATTGATTTCATCGATTGTGAAAGCATTGTATATTTCATTCAACGCAGCCACAACGTCACTCTTATAACCGAAGTCATAAGAATTCAAGAACTCAGCGATATTAACGCGGCTGTATTCCTTCGTCGGGTCAGATAGAACACCCACGACGGTTTCTAGCGTGTTGTCAACGTCGCATAGTACCTGTTCAACACCTAGACCGAAGCGGGTGTCAGAATCCTTCAGTTTATCGAACACAACTCTGTTAAGTGATGGTAGGTTCACCGAATAATCGGCGATACCCTTGGTTACTTTGTGACCAATCGCAGACTCAATCAAACGATCCCATAAGAAGCGGTCAATCTTGGAAATCTGGCTTTCTCTGACCAACTTCCATTCAACGTGCTTGTTGTTCTTAGAGATGAAGTCTTCCAGACCATCACCATACGGTAGGTCATCACGAAGGGTCAAATCTCTTACAAGACGCAACGCATAACGATCTTCATCAAGTACCTTACCGTTCAACCCCTTAATTGTTAGCTGGGTGTAACGGAATGGGAGCTTGTCATCATTTTCATCGAATACGTTACCGTATACAACACCATAACCCGCATCTCCCGGACGTAGACCACTTAGGATCATGTACGGGTTCGAGTTGTGGATTAGCTGCTTCTCAGCATCAATCAAGGTGGTGTACTTGTT